CATTCGTTAATGATGCATCAAGAAAGCCTATTGTAGATGATTTAGGTACTTCAGATTTAACTAAAGAAGATTTTGCAAGGGTAGATAGCTTAATTCAAGTTAACATCTTTAGTGGTCATCAAATTACCACACCTTCGATATTCGGTATTGCTGAAGCTGGAAAGTTAGGAAGCAGAACAGAGATGAGAGATGGATATGAGATTTTTAAGAATACTTATGTTAATTCAAAGCAAATGTTCTTGGAATCTACATTTAATATGTTAGCAGGATTTGCTGGTTATCCAGAAGATTTAAAGATTATTCCAACAGAGCCAGTAGGTATCGAATTAAGTGAAACAGGATTGCTTCAGATAATGAGCAAAGATGAGTTAAGAGAGAAACTTGGTTTACCTATACTTGAAGTACAATCAACTTCTACTAATCAAGATGTGATTGATGCCATCAATAGCCTATCGCCTTTGGTAGCTAATAAGGTATTAGATCAATTAACACCAAATGAGTTAAGAGCTTTGGTATCTTTACAACCAGCACAAGGTGGGGAATCAATTCCAACTGCTCAACCTGTACAACAACCTGTACAACAATTTTCAGATATTGAAAGCTTAAAAATATTTGAGGAATTTGGGGAATCAAAAGATAGCTTTAATGTATGGAAGCAAAAGAATGTCTTCCAAGATGTAGAACTATTCGCTGATGTAACACAGATTCAATCTTCAATACTTGATTTAATAAGTAAGGATAAAAGGATTACACCTGAAGTTATAGCAGATACATTAAAAGAAGATATTAGTACAGTTAAGAATATTATAAAGGATTTAGAAGATAAAGGATTCTTAAAGTCTAAAGAAAGCAAAATAGGTAAAGGAATAGATGAGAATGTAATAGTTGAAAGAACATTAACACAACCTTTGTCAGATATAGTAGAAGCAGTAAGACCTAAAACAACTGCATTTTTAATTCGCTATTCTTATGAATGGAAGGCTGGTTTTAGCGATATTAATTTAGTAACAAGTAGGGATTTTTGTAAATATGTTTTAGCCGCAAATAAGATGTATAGTAGAAGCGAAATAGAAACTATGTCTGCAAGACTTGGATATTCTGTATGGGATAGACGTGGCGGATGGTGGACTAAAAAAGGTACTAATATACATTCAGAATCTTGTAGACATATATGGAAATCAAACATAGTAACACGAAAATAAAATGAGCTTAAACGTATTATTTATATCGGTAGATACGATAAAAGATAGAACAGGTCTACATAATAACGTAGATGATAAACTTGTTAAACCAGAGATAAAGACTGCTCAAGATATGTATATCTTACCAGCACTCGGATCGTCTTTATATAATAGATTACAAGCTGGAATAACAGCAAATGATTTAACTGCAAATGAGATTTTACTTCTTGATAATTATGTAGTAGATACTTTGGTTAACTATGTCTTAAGTGAACTTCCTCAAGGGATGTCATTTCAGTTTTACAACAAAGGATTACTAAGAAAACAAGGGGATAATAGCGAATATCCATCAATGCAAGATATGATTGATGTGGCTAATCGTTACAGAGCCAGAGCAGAATTTTACAAGCAAAGATTAATTAAATATTTAAAGCAGAATAATGTGTTATATCCTCAATATTTAAATTTTGGAAGTGGTATTGATGCAATTAAGCCAGAGAATGATGGTTATACTGCATCGGTTTATCTTGGGGATAGTTACTGCTGTGGAGGTGCTAAGACATTTAAAGAACTTTATCAAGGTAATAATCCAACTTGTTGTCAATGAGTAAAGAAGTAAACATTAAGAATCAAGAAAAACTAAAAGTTTATCTAAAAAAGAATGGCATACACATTAAATCAAATAGTAAAAAAGATAACGGACTACGGAAACCAACACGCTCAAATTGAGTATGTGCTTTATGGTGATGTAGTAGATCATTTATCTTTAGGCGAAGTTACTTATCCAGCATTCTTTTTTAATATGTCTGGAATAAGTATGCAATTTAAACAGATAACTTATACATTTAGTTTATATTTTTTAGATAGGCAGATAGAAAATACAGAGCAAATAGAAGTTCAGTCTGACCAAATTCAAATATGCCAAGATATAGTCGCACAAATTAGAAACAATTCTAATGAGTGGATAATTTCAGAGAATATACCTATGGATTATTTCTGTGAAACAGAGCCAGATGTTTTGGCTGGAGTTAAAGCAGATATAAGCATAACAGTTTCATCTATTAATAATCGTTGTCAGATACCTGTGTAATATGGAATCAAAAAAAATTAATCAGTTAGCGACAAACCTTGCACCAGTATCAACAGATTTAACAGTTATAGGTAATCCTACTACTGGAGAATTAAAGAAGATAACTTTATCACAAATATCATCGCTATTTGGTGGGGGTATTGGTTCAATAGGAATGGTAGTTCCATCGGGATTTTCAGTAAGTCCAGCTACTTTAACTGCTAATGGAACTTTTACAATATCAGGTGCAGGAACTACGGCACAATATATAAGAGGCGATGGTAGTTTAGCGACATTCCCAAGTTTCTTATCTTCAGATAGACTAATTCAAGAAGTTAGGAATAATAGTGGTGCTACGATGCTAAAAGGAACTATTGTATATATCAATGGTGCAGTAGGTAATAAGGCAACAATAGCCAAAGCATTAGCCACAAGTGATGCTACTTCTGCTCAAACTTATGGGGTAGTACAAGATGACATACCTAACAATTCAAATGGTTATGTAGTTGTAATTGGAGAAGTTACAGGATTAGATACGAGTGCATTATCAGATGGTCAGCAATTATATTTAAGTGGTACAACTGCTGGTTATTATACAACAACTAAACCTTATGCACCTATTCATTTAGTTTATGTAGCAGTAGTGTTACGTTCTCATCCTACACTTGGTGTATTAGGAGTCAAGATTGGTAACGGATATGAAATGGATGAACTTCATAACGTATCTGCACAAAGTCCTTCCAATAATGATGGCTTATTTTATAATTCTACTACTTCTCTTTGGGAGAAAAATACTATTTCTGGTGTACTTGGTTACACTCCAGCCTCATCTTCTTTATATGTTCCATATACAGGAGCAACAACTAATGTAGATTTAGGAACAAATAATTTATTAGGTAAAGTATTATTCATAAAAGAACAAACTGCTGGAAGTTTTAGTAATACAAGTGGATTTACTGCAATAAATGTAAGTGATTCTTATTTTTCATTTTCAAGAAGTTCAAGTCAAAGAGCAAGTTTCTACTATCAGCCAAATGCTTATTCATATACATTACCTTCATCTTCTGGAACATTAGCATTAACAAGTGATATTCCTTCATTGACAGGATATGTTCCTACAACAAGAACAATAAGTACAACATCGCCTTTAAGTGGTGGTGGGGATTTATCAGCAAATAGAACTTTATCTATTACTCAAGCTACAACTTCAGTTAGTGGATATCTTTCAAGTACAGATTGGAATACATTTAATGGTAAACAAGATGCTATAACATTAACTACTACTGGGACAAGTGGTGCAGCTACTTTGGTAGGTTCAACATTAAATATTCCACAATATTCAGGAACAAACATCTATAATGCAGATGGAACATTAGCTAGTAATAGGATTGTAACAATGGCTGCATACAATCTATCATTTAATTCTACTGCAAGAACAAGTGGTGCAGCATATACAATTACTGCTATACAGACAACAAGGAATGCAACTGATACAAATGATGCTGCTTTATCTGCTTCTTATACTTATGCTTCAACAAACGTATCTGCACAAGCACTATCAAGAGTAATGGCTTTAAATTTAATTTCAAGTGCTACTGGAGGAGGTATAAATGATTATAGAGGAATAGATATAAATGTTCAATTAAATACTACTAATGGTGCTGATGCTAATAATATAGTATATATTGCCAATACTACTTCTGCCACAATAATTACTCAAAGAGGATTTATTATAGATTCAATGCAAGGTACTAATAGAGGTGCTTTTGTATCAAATGCAATAGGTGGAAGTAATTCTACATATTTATTAATTGGAACTAAAACAATACCATCTGGAACTTGGGGAATATATCAAACAGAATCTACATTTAATAACTATTTTAATGGTAAAATTTTAATAGGTACAACAACAGATGCTGGATACAATTTAGACATAAATGGTAGTGCAAGAATACAAGGAAACGTTGTTTATGAATGTTTCCAACCAACTACAACAACTGTTGCATCAACGGCAACATTAACACCTGATTTAAGTTTAGGCGATACTTTTACAATAACTGCTCAAGCTGCATCATTATCTGTTGCTAATCCTACTGGAAGTCCTGTTAATGGACAAAAAATGATGATAAGGATTAAAGATAATGGAACTGCAAGGGCTATTTCTTGGAGTGGTAGTCAATATAGAGCATCAACTGATCTAACATTGCCAAGTACTACAATAGTGAGTAAAACAGTATATCTTGGATTCATATATAATTCAATAGATACTAAATGGGATTTGATAGCTTTATTAAATAACTTCTAATGACAACTTTAAAATCTTATTTAGTTTATCCTGTATATGCAGATGGTATAACATTTTCATCAAATGCTTCAGGTACTTCTTGGGGTGGATTTGATGGTTGGACTACAATCGTACCTGCTAATACAATAACAACATCAATAAATTTATGTGGTGTATATTTTCAATTTGGTAGTGCTACTGGTGCAGGAGTATTGCAGGAATATGTTATTGAATTAGGTTATGGTTCATTTGGTTCTGAAACAGCCTTAATACAATTCCCTATTTCATATCGAAATATAAATGGTATTGGACAAAGTAAACCTACAACAATTTTAGTTCCAGAGCCAGTACCTATTCCTGCAAATGTAAGAATAGCTATAAGAGGTGCAAATAATTTAACAGTAGGTTCTGCAATAAATTTAACAAAAATAATATATCAAGCATAATGGCAACAACAACAAATAAATATTACGCTTATCCTGTATTAGCAAATGGAATAACAGTTACTTCTGGCACATCTTGGGCAAATGGATCGTGGACGCAAATAGTACCAGCAAGTACGATAACAAGTACTTTTTATATTACAGGATTAACTTGGTGCTTTATTGCTGCTACGGCTACTGCAACAACATATGAATTCTTATTTGAATTAGGTACTGGTGCTGCTGCATCTGAAGTATCTATTATTCAAGTTCCTGTATCATTGAGAAATATTACTAACGTAGGATATACACCTACAAATCTTGTGATATTTCCAGAGCCAGTTCAAGTATCAGCAAATACAAGAATATCTTGTAGATTATCAAATAGTAGCACAACTGCATATGCTATACCAGCAGTTAAAATATTTTATCAAGCATAATGGCAGTAAATAATATTTTAAGTTTAACATCTAATACAAGTGGAATTGCACTAACAAGTGGAAGTGGTTCTGCTTGGGCAGTAAGTAGTTATGTTCAAATGACTGCTGGTTTATCAATACCTATTGCAATAATAGGATTTTCATATATGATAGAAGGTAATGCTGGTGCTGGTGCTAATTTAGGTTCTTTATTAGAACTTGCTATTGGTGCATCAGGTTCTGAAATGATTAAAATACAAATGCCTTCAACTGTTAGAACGCAATCAGTAGCTGGATATAATCATCAAACTATATATGAGGTTAAATTACCAGAGCCATATTTAATTCCAATTAGTACAAGAATAGCAATTAGAGGTAGTGTAAGTGATGCAACTGGTGGTATATCATTTGGTAATGTTAAGATATACTATTATGAAAAGTCTGCACCAACAAGAAATTCAAACTTTATAACATTCTTTTAAAAATAAATAAAATGAAACAAATACAAGCAAAATCAATTTGGATTAATGGAGAAGAAAAAAATGCTGAATTTATAAATGTAGTAAGCATTTATGATGATCTATTTTCAAGAGCAATTTTTCATTATCAATTATTAACTATTGAGCAATTAGAACTTGCAAAAGGTAATGTTGATATATCAGATGAAAACTATCTTTTATGGGGAACTGCAAATGATATAAACTTAAGTGCATATGAATATGTTACAACTAAACTTAATTTAGTATTGGCATAGATTTTGTACATTTGAAGCAAAATATATTTTATGACAATCATTGAACTTAAAGCACAGATTTATGATTATTTAGCACAACTTGAGTATATCCAAAAGAAGATTCAAGAAGCTAATAAAGAACTGCAAGAACTAATTGAGAAACAACCAGTACAAGAACTTCAAATTGTAAAAGATTAAACCAAAAAACAAAACAAAATGAAAATTTTATTTTCAAACATCAAGACAACTTTGTTCGGTGCAGTCGCTGGTATTCCAATGATCTTGGAAGGTGTTGCACATAAGGACTGGGCAAAAATTGCAACAGGCGTAGGTACTTTACTTATCGGCTTGTTCGCAAAAGACCATAACAAATAGTTGCTTTATTAATTTAAAGCATTATCTTTGTTGAAGTTTAGTCTTTAAAGTGGTTTCCTCTCCCCTAAAAAGGAGAGGTTTTTTTATATATACGCATAAGATACCAAACAAAAAAATAAACTTTTTGCTTAAAATTGTGGATTGTTAAGTAGATTTGTGGAAACAAAACAAAATCACAATGAAGACAATTCAAATCAAAGGCAAGGACTATGTAACAGTCAATGAGCGTATCAAGTTTATCGCAGACAATTTCGAGTATTCAATCGCATCTGATTATGAATACTTTCCAGAACAAAAAATGTGGGTAGTTAAAGCTACTCTATCAATCAACAAAGAAGGTTTAGCATATGAATATGTTGGCCTTGCTCAAGAAGTTGAAAGTTCCAATTACAAAGATGTTAACCATACATCAGCTTTAGAGAATGCACAAACCAGTGCAGTTGGAAGAGCGTGTGCGATGGCAGGAATAGGTATTGATGGTGGTATGGCTTCAGCAGATGAAGTTCAAAAAGCTATTAATAGAACTGATGAGGTCGGAGAAGATTCAAGACTTTATCTTTTGTCATTACTTGAGAATACTACTTATGACGAACAAGCAAAAGAAAAACTTGCTATGAGAATTGAAGGCATCTTAAAGCAAGATGATTACACTAAGGCATTATCTAATTTGCAGATGAATCAGATTGAGGACAAAGATCGTATCTCAATGGGATTACCTTACAACCAATCCGATATTAAGAAAACTTTAAAGAATTTAAAATGATTGAACAATATAACGACTACTATCAAAGGATGCTAAAGTATCTTGCAGAGCCATTACCTACGGAATATTCAGACCTATTAACAAGGATAGGTAAACTTGGAGTACTAATGGCAAAAGCTGGAGAATACCTTACCGAATGTCAATACAAAATTGATAGTGTTATTGATACTGAATGTCAGGCCAATATAGAATTACTTGATAAGTATTCAGCTTCTACATTCAATATGATGATTAAGGCTAAAGGTAAGGACTGGAATCGCCTTAAAACAGGTTTTGAGAAATGTTGCTCAACTTCAGTACATCAAATAGATGCAATCAGAACAATTTTATCATTCGAAAAGGCTAAAATGAATCTCATATGAGCGATTACCAAAAGATACCTACCCACGAAAGGATGCTTATACTTGCAAAAGTGTACCATAATATGTGGTATGATGACTTACGATTTAATATGGTTATGAATCTCATTGATAGTTGGGATAACAATCCAATAAAGGAAGCCAAATTTTTAGATGAGATAACAGATAAGATAGAATTATAAACAAAAACAAATAAAATGGAGAAGCAACAAGAATTTGCACAAGGAATTTTCCTGACAAAGACAAGTAAAGGTTATTTTAATTTATCAATCAAGCAAGAAGATGGATCATACAAGAAGTATGTGGCCTTTGAATCCAAGAAAGATGACAAATACGGAGGGAGGATATATTCAGTCTTTGATAAGCAAGAAAGAACAGAACAAAAACCTAAGGAAGATTTACCTTTCTAAATAAAAACAACTATGAGGACTGAAGCATTGAGAGCATTAATTAAAAGCCATTATAATCTTATTCATAGATTAGAGGATATACTTGATTCAACACCAACAAGAAGGCGAGATTTTGTATGTCCAGAGGATATAATAATTGATGCAGTCAACCAAGAATTCCACACAGATTGTCAGAAACATTCAAGAGTACTCAAGGTCATCTATGCACGACACGCAGCCTGTTATCTTTTAAAGAAACATACTACAATGATTTGGAAAGATATTGCCTATGCAACTGGTAATTCTGACCATTCTACTGCTATGGCATCTTATAAAGCCTGTATTAATTTAATGTCTACTAATGATGAATATCTTGGAAAGGTAGAACGAATAATTAAAATTTTGGAAGAAGCTAAAATTTAACTATCTTTAGCAAAATGATGAATGCAGACATCATAATACTAACAATCTTTTTATCCTATTGGGGGAGGTGCTGCATCACCAACCTCAATGGGATATTTTTTTTATGCAAATACATTTAAACGATCTCGAATTAAAATTAATTAAACATCTTGCGATTCAGCGAGAAGAGATTACCAAAGGAATAGAAAATTTTAAGAATTACAAGGTAGATGATAAGCCAAGTTTACAAATGGCCTATGAAGGACTATGTTCTGAATTCGCATTTTGCAAATTGATGAATATATATCCCGATTTGTCATTACAAAACTATGGACATATTGACTGTTATCATCCAGATTGGGGAACTATTGATGTAAAGTCTACAAAGTTTACTGATGGAAAACTTTTAGTTGGCTTATGGAAGAAGAAGTTTCCTGATGCATATGTGTTAATGATAGACAAAAATCCTATTTTCGATTTTGTTGGCTGGATAGAATCTGAAAAGATGATAGATGATGCTAACATTGAAAGTACAGGAAAGGGAAAAGCATATATAATGCCACAATGGAAACTAAATAAACTATAAAATGAATACAGGCCAAATAATCAAGTCTAAAACTACGGATAGGTATACTACCATTCCGAATGAGATAATCAAATCTACCCACCTTAAAATGGCTGAGAAAGGATTTTTATGTTATTTGTTATCACTTCCAGCAGATTGGGTTATATATAAAGTTAATTTGTATAAGAATTTGCCTGATCCAAAGGGAACAATAGATACTTTATTTAAATCTTTACAGGACAAAGGATATATCGTTTCTGTTAGGATAGTAAATTCAGAGACTGGGAAGTTTATTGGATGGAATCATATTGTCTATGATGAGCCAACCGACATTGACTTTTACCGAAGTCGGGATTTACCGATATCGGTTTCCACCGAAGTCGGTGAATCTGCCCCTATACTAAGTACTAATAATACAATACTAAATACTAATATCTTAGTAAATAATAATACAAAAGAAAAAAAGCCGTTACTTGAAGAAGTTATTAGCTATTTTTTAGAAAAAAACAGTACAGAAGAAAGGGCAAAACAGGCATATGAATACTACGATGCTGCAAATTGGCACGATAGCAGAGGAAAAATTGTAAAAAATTGGAAACAAAAAATGTTGGCTAATTGGATTAATAACAATAACTTTACTAAAACCACAAAAAATGAAACAACTAAACGAACTAATCTCGACTACTACAAAGACGCTTACGAGCAGTCCATCGAATGGGCAAAAAAATGGGATGACCAAAGATGAGATAGCTTTTATCTTTGCTAAAAGTTCTCCAAGAATGAAGGAAGTTCACATTCCAGAAATCATTCAAATACTAAACAAAGGAATGCTACTACTTGGAATCAAAGGCGAAAAATTACCTTCGGAATTTGAATATCAAGTACTAACAACTGAATTAAGAACGCAATACGCTGGACTTGCACTTAAGGAATTAGACCTTGCTTTTACATTAGCAGCACGAGATCAACTTGATTTTAATGCAGAAACTTATCAGGCAATGACAGTCTTTTATCTAAACAAAATGCTATCTTCTTATTTACGATGGGCAGCACAAAAGCAATTTGTAGATAGGATTCTTGATGAGCCAAAACAACCAGAATTTGACAAAGTAGAAGAAGATGAGATAATTAGAACTTCCTTTGAAAGTTTTAAAAAGTTTAAGAAATGGGATGCTATCTTTAATTCATTGGGTACATTCAGAATTCTGATTGAAAGAGATTTGATTGATATGACAGAGGGAAGCAGAGAAGAAATAGTAACTATAACTGAACAAGCCATTAAACAACTTGCTCAACAGGTAGATCACGAAGATAGGCAAACCATTCTTAACCAGCTTGAAGATGATGATGCAATGGAATTAAACTGCAAAAGAATGGCAGTTGCTCAATACTTCAATAAAATTATGAGAGATGAGAGAAAATAAACTTAATGTTTTGTCTCTCTTTGATGGAATGTCTTGTGGTCAACAGGCATTAGAAAGAGCTGGATTTAATATAGAAAATTACTTTGCTTCAGAGATTGACAAGTATGCTATTCAAGTAACAATGGTTAACTATCCAAATACTAAACAACTTGGATCAGTAGTCAACGTAGATGGATATTCTTTGCCTAAAATAGATTTACTACTTGGTGGAAGTCCTTGTCAATCTTTCTCATTTGCAGGTAAACGAAATGGAATGTCAACTAAAGATGAACAAGAAATATATACTTTAGAACATTATTTACAATTAAAATCTGAAAACTATGAATTTGAAGGTCAATCCTATTTATTTTGGGAATATATGAGGATATTAAATGAAGTTAAACCTAAATATTTTTTATTAGAAAATGTAGAGATGGGAGAGAAATGGGAAAAGATTTTAAATAAAGCAATAGGTATAAAAGGTATTCATATTAATTCATCTTTAGTATCAGCACAAAATAGAAAAAGAATATATTGGACAAATATAGGATTAGAGAAAAAAGGATTATTTGGAGATTATGAATCTATAGTAGAACAACCTAAAGATAAAGGTATATTACTGAAAGATATTTTAGAAGATGAAGTTGATAAAAAGTATTATATAAATTCAGAAAATACAAAAAGATTATTGAATTTAATAAAGGATAAAGATTTAAAAAATTATGAATTATTAGATATTTATAATCAAAAAATTCATAATAATAAATCAACAAGTATTACTGCTCAAATAAGTTCATCTAATTCTATATTTATAGTACATAATCTTCAGAAAAGAAGTCCTGATAGACCAAGTATTAAAAAAAATAAAAATGCAGGTGGTAGTGGTCATTTAAGCAGACAAGATGGAAAAACATATTGTTTAGATAGTGCTAATACCCAAGCAGTTGAAATAAAAGCTGATGAAAAAATAAGAAAACTTACTCCATTAGAATGTGAAAGACTTCAAACAGTTAATGATAATTATACAAATCATGTTAAAGATTCTCAACGTTATAAAATGTTAGGCAATGGATGGACAATAGACGTAATTGCACATATCTTAAAATATATAAAATGAAAGATAATATAGTAGAATTAGTCATAGACAAATACAAACATAGGTCTGAAGCTGGTATTGAGAAATATGGCACAACGCTTGAAAGAAACTTACTTACCTTTGATGAATGGATGACACACCTTCAAGAAGAACTTATGGATGCTACTTTGTACATTGAGAAGATTAAAAAACTTGGAATAAATAACGCTAAAAATGCTGATTAAAATAATATTAGTAATTTTAACTTATGAGATTATTAGGTACTGGATAATTAAACTATTTTACAAAATCATAAACTAAACAAAATGAAACCACAACAAAAAGCTAAACAGTTATTCTACAAGATGCATCAAGAAATTAATGGAACTGAAAAAGGTATGGATCAAAAGTATGCTGCTTTTAGATGTTCATTAGTAGCAGTAGATGAAGTATTGCAAAACATTAATGATACATTTCAAGGTTTTCTGGATGCTGACCTTGTGGCATATTGGCAACAAGTTAAAAAAGAAATGAATAGCTTATGAAACAGATATTAACAATAGCTTTAATCTTATCATTGATAGCATTATTTATTCAAGTCCATTCGACTTCCAAAGCACAAAAGGAACTTACTGATGCTAAACTTAAGTATCAGGGATTGCACGAATATTCGGATTCTTTATATACTGAATTATATCCAGCACAAAACGAATTGGATAGACATATTGAGGCTTTACATATTTTTATGAAAAGGAATCCTAAAGCTGCTGACCAATATGCCACAATAATTTCAGAAGAAACAGAATAACCTATGGATTTAACGGCAAGTGAATTAACTAAATGGGCAAAGGAAACTTTGGCTAAGACTGGATGCAGACTTAACAGAGTGAACAACATTCCTGTAAGAAGAAGGAAGGGAACGATAGAAAAGGGATGGCCAGACCTTCAAGGTTATACATCATTAGGTTTATATTGTTGCGTTGAAGTTAAAAAAATAGGGGATAAATTAAGCATAGAACAGATTGATAGATTGGAAGATGTAACTAATTGTAATGGAATAGCTTATATTTGTACTGAATATGAAAGCGAACCTTTATTAATTCAATGGGGCGAAACGAAATTTTAATAGAATTTTGGAATTCTGAAGAGGTTAACAATGCCTTTTCAAGGATGCATCCTATTGAATTAAAAGACGATCTAAAAGCTGAAGTATTCCTTATCTTATGCGAGATGCCAGAAGCTAAATTGATTGATTTATATGATAAGAAACAACTTCGATTCTATCTTGTTCGCATAATGCTTAATCTTGTACAATCTACTGATAAAAAATTCTATCAAAAGTACAGGAACTTTACAGAACTTGTAGGCTATGAAAAGAAAGATGAGGAGTATAACGAAGAGATTATAAATGTTAATGCACACATTGAGGATTTATATTGGTATAAACAAGAGATATTAAGATTATATACATTTGAATTTAACAAAAATGCAAGGGAATTGAGCAAGAATACTGGTATTCATTATATGTCTATAATAAGGACTTTGAATCAGATTAAACAAGAATTAAAGAAAAAAATTAGACAATGAAAAAAAACGATTATACCATATACATATTCTGCATATACCTTATATTGATTATTATACTTTTATTGAGCCAACAATCTTGTAATTTATACTATAAGACATTATATAGAGGTAAGCAAACAAGTTGCCCTACTAACAATCCAAAATACTTTTATAAACAAGCTGGAACTAAACCTTTCAAAAGATGATTATAATAGCTGCAATCTGTTTCTCTTTGTTCTTTATAGAGATACATCGTTATCCAGAGCGATGGAAAATTAACTTTAAGCCGTTTAATTGTGGCAGTTGCCTTGCTGCTTGGACTGCATTAGCTTTATATTTATCCCCTAAAATAGTAACCGATATCTTTTTAGTTATGTTTGTTAGTGGTGTTATTGCACCGATAGCAAGGAATGCTATGAATTGGTTATGGAAAAAACTTTATTAATATGAATCAAGAAGATAAGGAATTTATGGAAGCCAATATTAACAATTACCATACCATACAGAATGGTTATTTGCGTAATCTTGATATTCATTTGATGAATAGATATGAGGCTATTTATAGAAGCAATTTAGATGCAAACTTCCTACTAACTAAATGGTGTGCAGCTTGTGTAATGGATTGTCTTACAAGGCTATATAATCACTATGTAAGTCTACCAAAGGAAGAAGTCCAAGACTTGACAAAAACTGACTTGACAAATATTGTCAAACCTAAAAGAGGCAGACCTAAAAGATGAGAGTACTCGGAATAACTTCTGCAAATTCTGGTGTTGGTTATCATAGAATTATGATGCCATTGGTACATCTTGAAAAAGACTATTGTTTAATTACCGATACATTGTCAGAGGAAGTCTTTGAGAAAGGCTTTGACATTGTAGTAATGAATAGATTTTTATCTAATGTTAGCATAGATGAGATTGTAAGATTGAGGGATAAATTTGGATTCAAACTGGTAGTAGATAATGATGATTACTGGAAGTTAGAGCCATCGCATATACTTGCTGAAAGATATTATGAATTTGGCATTACAGAACAAATCACAAAGTATTTAAGGATAGCTGACCTATGTACCTGTACTCACGAAAGATTAGCTGAAGAGATTAAGCCATATAATTCAAACGTAGAAATACTTCCTAATGCATTGCCTTATGGGAGAGAGCAGTTTATGGATAACAAAGTTGAATCTGATTTGGTTCGATTCTTTTGGTCTGGATCGGGAACGCATATAAACGACATAGATATACTTAAAAGACCTATGAAGCGATGCGTAGGATTACCTATCCATACAGTTATGGCTGGTCATAATGAAGGAGAGAAGCATTTATGGGATAGAATGATAACTTCTTTTACTGCTGGACTAAAGCTGAATCCTAAACTATATGCTTATAATGAGGTAACTAAATATATGGCAGCTTATGCTGATAGCGATGTTTCTATTATCCCTTTGGTAGATAATAAGTTTAATGCTATGAAAAGCAATTTAAAGGTATTGGAAACGGCAGCTAAAAAGAATCCTGCAATAGTATCTGAAGTGAATCCATATTTAGGATTGCCAGTACATTACGTTAAGAATCAAGGGGATTGGTTTAAGCATATAAGGAATTTAACCTTTGACAAAGCTATGCGAGAAGAGAGTGGATTGAATCTTTTTAACCATTGCGATAAGTACTTCAATTTTGACTTGATAAATGCGAATAGATTAAGCATTTATAAGAAGTTAATAACATAGTATGCCTGTAATTAAATGCTCAAACGGAAAATATCGCATCGGAACTGGTGCTTGTATCTATGATACAGAAGATAAAGCGACAAAGGTATGGAAGGCCATCCTTGCTTCAGGCAAATATAAGGCAGATATGAATAAGGTATCATATGATTATGATGATACGTTAAGCACAGAGAGAGGGAAGAAAATGGCTATGGCTGACATAAAGAGTGGGAAGATAGTATATATCATTACTCGTAGATCAAGAAGCCAAGAAGTCCTTAATGTGGCCAAAGATTTAGGCATACCAGACAGTAGAGTAATTTTTACAAGTGGTGCTTTAAAATGGTCAGCAGTTGCCCATTACGGAATCGGTACTCATCACGATAATAACGCAAGAGAGATTGAACTTATTAATTCACGGACAGATGCTAAAGGAATTAAGTTTTGAGTAGGCTTGAGGAATTAGGAATAAACATTAGTCTTTCATTAGCTGGTTTCTTTGGAAGCCTATTAGTCATTGGCAAGAATGGTATTCACGATTTCAAAACAATGTTTATATCAATGTTGGGAGGTGTGGCTTCAGCTAATTATCTTACTCCAGTAGTCTGCGAATTGTTTCACGTTGAGAAGTCAAACTACCAATTTAGTATAGCTTTTCTTTTAGGATTTATGGGGTTGAAAGGTATTGAGAAAATAGTTTTACGATTATTTAAACGCACCGAATGAGCCTTGAAACTAAACTTACTGCAAATGTGTACATTCAAGTAGAACTTATTAAGGATAAGTATTATCTTGATGCATTATGTATGGCTCACTTCCTTTCACAATGCAGTCACGAATCAGGCGATTTTAAGCATACTACCGAAAATCTTAATTATTCAGAGGAAGGATTACTAAAAACATTCCCAAAATACTTCAATACCGATACTGCAAAATTGTATGCGAGGAATCCAGAAAAGATTGCGAGTAAAGTTTATGCTAATCGAATGGGTAATGGCGATGAAAAGAGTGGCGATGGATTTAGATTTAGGGGAAGAGGTTATATCCAGCTAACAGGCAAGAACAATTACAAACTATTTGGAAACTTTATCGGGCAAGATATGATTGCTAATCCAGAGGCAGTTGCGAATATATATCCATTGGAATCTGCTTATTGGTTTTTTACTGCGAATAAACTTTGGGATATATGCAAAGAAGGGGATAGTGAGAAAGTTATCAAAAAGTTGACATTGCGAGTAAATGGTGGTATCTTTGGTCTGCAAGATAGGATAGAGAAGTTTAACTTCTTTCATCATTACCTTTAAAAATCCTTTATGACTAATAAAGCACTTTGCCTTAAGTACCGAGAGCAATACGGCTGGGATATGCCAACATTAAAACTTGCTCGAATACTATACAAGAATGAGAACTTATCGTTCCCTTCATTAGAAGCTGCAAGGACTTCATTAAGAAACTTGGAAGGCAAGTCAGATAAAAAATCTAAAGCAGTTAAAGTCATTGAGAATAGGCCATTAAATCCATATAATCTACCAGCTTCAGATGAAACTAATTATACTCCTTTCATTATTGATGCTAAAAAATTACTTGTTCTGTCCGACATTCATATACCTTACCATAGCATCGAAGCATTATCTTCTGCTATTGAGTGGGGAAAGAAAATGAAACCTGATGCAATATTACTCAATGGGGATTGCCTTGATTTCTTCGGTTTAAGTCGTTATGCTAAAGATCCAAAGAAAAGAAGTTTCTCAAGTGAATTAAAATCATTCAAGGACTTTATACAGGTTTTGAATAAGCAATTAGATGCTAAGATTTATTTCAAGATGGGAAACCACGAAGAAAGATATGAGCATTTTTTATGGATGAAAGCTGGAGAACTTGAAGGGGTGGATGAATTTGAAATAGGCAATATCATAAAGGCAAGGGCAGAAGGAATAGACATCATAAAGGATAAGCGAATTATTAAAGCAGGGGATTTAAACATTATACACGGCCACGAATACCCATCAGCATTCAGTCCAGTAAACATTGCAAGGGGATTGTTCACAAGGGCAAAGGTATCGGCAATGCAAGGCCATAATCATTCTACAAGTGAACATACAGAAACTGATATGAATGGCAAGATAGTTACTACATTTTCTTTAGGATGCTTATCTGAATTACATCCTTTATATTTACCTTTGAATAAATGGAATCACGGCTTCGCTTTCGTTGAAATAAGTGGCAATGATTTTCAAGTACAAAATAAAAGGATTTATAAAGGAAAAGTTTTATGATACCAAAGAAAGTAAACAAGATGTCATTAGAAGAACAAGAAGTATTTTTTATGAGTAGGCTTAAGCTAATTTATCAAGAAGAACAGTTGTATAGAAAAGCATTGGCATCTGTGCGGGGAAAGGTTAAGATAGAAGTAGGCGAAATAGATAGACCAGATTTGATAGCATTGAAGGATGATAAAAGTTAGATATAAAAAGTTAGGCAAGGAGAAGGTTTGGGGATTGGCAGATTCCGAAGGCATTATCTATTTGGATAGTAGGCTTAAAGGAAAGAAACATTTAGAGATACTTATACACGAATCGCTGCACTTACTTTATCCCGATAACACAGAAGAAGAAGTGGTTGAGAAAAGCATTATACTTTGTCAGTTAATTTGGCAGCAAAGATATAGGCGAATCGAAGATGATAAAAAAGAACCTTTGCAGGATGGAACAATTTGAGCCGATTAACAAGAATTTGCGGCTCATAAATACGAATAGATACGTTTATATATGAAAAAACATACTAAAGTTTACACTAAATACTTTGATTACGGATTAGAAGATTATATGGGATGCGAAGTCTGTGGAAGTAGAGCAGTAGACATTCATCACATTGAAGCAAGGGGAATGGGTGGATCAGATGATGAGGATTATATAGAGAACCTGATGGGATTGTGCAGAGATTGCCACGTTAAATATGGTGATAGAAAACAATATATTCAAATGTTAAAAGATATTCATTATAAATTTATTGATGACTATGGTAGATACTATGGGTAATAATATTCATCCTACGGCAATAATAGGAAGGAATGTAACATTAGGTAAAAATAACTATATAGGTGCTTATTGTATTATAGGCGATAATGCAGAACATAGAGGAGAATGGAATAATACACCTAATAAAGTAACGATAGGAGATAATAATATTATAACTGGACTTGTAACGATTGATGGAGGAATGGTGGAAACAGTTATAGGGAATAGTAACTTTTTTATGAAGCATTCTCATATTGGCCACGATGCGATTGTACATAACCATACGACTATATCCTGTGGGGCAAAGATAGGAGGACATTGTATCATAAATGATGAGGTTAACATAGGTTTAAACGCAGTCATCCATCAACGAGTAGAAATACCAAGAAGATGTATGATTGGTGCAAGTGCTTTTGTAGGAAAAAAAAGCATACTTCAACCAAGACATAAATACGCTGGAGTGCCAGTAAAAGAATTAGGAGAAAATATATGAAAGTAGCTTTACTTTTACTTGATTATTTAAGACATACCTATACCGAAAAGGCTATACAAAGTTTTCTATTAGGAAACTATCCATATGATTTATTTGTAATTGATAGATTTGGAATAGCAGCTGCATTAAACGAAGGAATAGATAAAACAAAAGATTATGATGCTGTATGTTTCTGTGGTAATGATATTGAGATGCCTTCTAATTGGTTATTAATGGCAGTAGAACATATCGAAGCAATACCTAATACAGGAATGTGTGGCATTTATTGCGTTGAGAACTTACCAGCACTTGAAGTAATTAATGGAATTGAGGTTCATTCTACATTTGCAACATTCGGTAATGTAGTAATAACCAGAAAAGCCATTGATGCAGTAGGTTATTTTAATGAAGCATACGATCCATATGGAATGCAAGATAGCGACTATGGGTTAAGGCTTACTAAACTTGGCTTTAAGAATTACTATATCAAAGGCTTACAATCCTATCATTTAGGCCACGATGTAGGAGAACAAACCGAATACAGAAAGATGAAAGATGAAGGATTAAATAAGGCAGCAGAGGTATGGGCTAAGTCAATAAAGCAATATGAAAGAAGTAATAATTACACAATCTTTAAATAATGGAAGAGATAATAAGGGGAAGACCTACTAAATATAAAGAAGAGTATTGTGAAATGCTTATAGAACATATGTCGGAAGGCTATTCCTTTGAATCTTTTGGGGGGATAATAGAGGTAGCAGAAGATACTTTGTACGAATGGGTTAAGGTGCATAAGAATTTTTCCGACTCCAAGAATATAGGAACGCAAAAATCAATGATTTGGTGGGAGAAGATGGGCAGGAAAGGGATGATAAATGAGATACCATTCTTCAATGATAGGATATGGAGGCTGAATATGATTAATCGATTTAGAAGCAAGTGGACAGATGGAACGAAGAACGAGAATAACGATAAAAAAGAAATAGTTGTCAGATACGAAAGAAATAGACCTGATCCTTCCGATTCCTCACAATAGACAATGGGAGGTACTGGACTGCAAGGAAAGATTTATAGTGATGATGGCAGGTCGAAGATTTGGCAAGTCATTAATCAGTCAGTCTATTGCCATTGAGTATGCCATAGAGAAGAAGCTGGTAGCATATGTTACACCTACATACCAACTTGCTAAGGTTTTCTTTGATGACATACTAAAGATAATTCCATCCGAAATAGTCCTACCGAACAAGTCAGACCTAACAATAGAATTTATTACTGGAGGAAAGATACGATTCTTTACAGGGGAAAGACTTGATAACTTCAGAGGACTAAAGTTTCATATTGCCATTATAGATGAGGCTTCATATATAGCCAATTTAGAGCAAGGATGGATGAATAGTATTAGACCTACCCTAACAGATTTCAAGGGCAAGGCTATCTTCTTATCTACTCCCAGAGGCAAGAACTACTTCTACTCCCTTTATATGAAGAACGGAGAAGATGGGTGGAGGTCATTTAAATTCAGCACCTACGATAATCCTTATATTGATAAGGCAGAAATAGATGATGCACGAAGACAGTTACCAGAAGTTGTATTTGAGCAGGAATATATGGCGAATCCTATGGAGAACGCTGCTAATCCTTTTGGTACTGACCACATTCGTAAATGCATCAAGCCTATGTCTATGAATGATATCGCTTGTTTCGGAATAGATGTGGCGAAGTCCTATGACTGGACTGTGATAATAGGATTGGATTCACAAGGCAATACGGCTTATTTTGAGAGGTTTCAGAATGACTGGCATACTACGAAGCAGAAGATACTTGGACTGCCAAGAAGACCTATCCTAATAGATTCTACCGGTGTAGGCGATCCAATCTTTGAGGACTTGCAAAGAGAGGGGATGCAGATTCAAGGACTAAAGTTCACACAGGTATCAAAGCAACAGTTAATGGCTGGACTGCAAACGGCAATCCATCAAGGTAAGATAGGATATCCAGAAGGCATCATTACCCAAGAACTTGAAATCTTTGAATACCAGTATTCAGCGAATGGTGTAAAGTATTCAGCACCATCAGGATTCCACGATGATTGCGTTATGGCTTTGGCTTTAGCCTATAACAATATCAGCTTCAAGGCTGGTAGTGGAAAATACTCATTCCTATAAAATAGTTTAGCATTCTGCACTTTGTATTAAATTAAGGTTTATATTTGTATAAACAAATCACTTTATATGAAACCGAAAACCATTGCCAAGATTATCATCGTATTGATACTACTTTATTTTGTAGGTCATCTTCAAGATATTTATTGTAGATAGTATAAAATACTTTATCTTTACTGAAATAAAATTACATATATGTTAAACGAATTATTGAAACAAGAAAGGAAAGCAAGTAATCTAACGCAAAAAGAACTTGCTGAAAAGTCAGGTATCAGCTTTGTAACCATTAATAGAATTGAAGGTGGAAGCAATCCAAGAATATCAGTATTGAATAAGCTATTCTCTGCAATGGGTAAACAACTTGTAATATCTATTAACAATGTGGGATAAGATAACTTTATTTCAATATCAGCAATTAGTTCCAGCATTGCAAGAACAAGATGCCACAGAACAAAACTGCAAGATCATTGCAATCCTTAATAACTGGACTGAACATCAAGTTGATAGCTTGAGTATTGAGGCATATAATAATGAGAAACAAAAACTAATGTTCCTTAATGATAAGATTGAAGGTAAGCCTGTTAAGTACATTGAGGTCAATGGTAGAAGATACCGATGTATATATGACATTCGTAAATTACCAGCAGCAAGGTATATTGAAAGTAAGGTATTCAGTCAGGACTTTATACCTAATCTTCATAAGTTAGCTGCTTCAATGGTCATCCCACAAAAGAAAACATTATTCGGATGGAAGGATATTAAGTATGATGCGAGTAACCACGAAGAATATGCACAAGATATGTTATCAGCAAGATTCATAGATGTTTATCATTCCATTGTTTTTTTTTATCAAGTATACAGAAACTGGATGCAAGTTTCGAAGGATTATTTGATTCAACAGTTAGCCAAGAAGATGACTATGGAGGAGGCGAAAAGGGAGGTTCAAAATTTATTGAGTATTATGGATGGCAATATTGCACCAAACTTGTTGCCGACTACGAAAATTGCACAGTTAGCCAAGCATATGAATTACCAACAATCGAATACCTAAACATATTGTCCTATTTAAAAGCCGAGAAAGATTTCAAGAAATAGTTTTGGTTAGTCCTTACCATCCCTGTCGTTTCCACGATGGGGATTTTTGTATCATAAAGTTTATCAGTTACTATCATTAATTAATCGCATTTATATATGTATGAATAAGGCACAGGCAAAGTTTATTGAGCAAGATGTTTTAAGCAAATTGGGTGGCAATTATAATTCTGTAAAGGATGATGAATATCCTGTTATTGAGCGATTATTAATGGCAGCAGGGGAACAATTCAATGAGCAGATAGGCATTAATTTGGCAAAGACTAAAAGCATTGTAACTGGTAAGTTAGCTGAACCTGCATTCCCGATTGTTACTATGTTTGGTAATAAGTATGTTTTAGAGATTGGTTATGAAAAGGGAAGTGAACAATCTAAATATTATGATTTTGTAGATAAAGGTGTTAAGGGAACTAATAACACAAAGGCTGAATCAAAATCTCCATATTCGTTTAAGACAGGGAAGAAATCTATTCCTGTTAGTGTAGTAAAGAAATTCCTTTCATTATCAAATAAGAAGTCTATAACTGTCAAAAAATATACCAAGTTAGGATCAGAAAAAAATGCAGTAGATATAACAAAGGCTTTACCATTTATGATTGCTCGAAGCATACATAGTAAAGGTACACCTTCAACACATTATTATTCAGATGCTATTAAACTTATATTTGGTCAAGAATTTAAAAAAGAAGTAGAGAAGGCTTTAGGTGCTGAAATAAATATTAAAGTAGTTAAATATTGGAACAATAAATTTAAATAAATGGCAATTACGATTTTAGATACTCCAGCTTCATACTCATCAATGCACGATGACCTTTGGTATGTGGCTTCATCAACCAATAGTGGAACTACTAACTTCAAGTTCATAGTTGATGTCTATGTGAATGGTACATTAGCTGGAAGGTCAAAGGTATTCCCTTCGCCATCAGGCAGTTATGGTGTATATAATGCATCCCCTATTGTTAGATCATATGTAACAAATTACTTTGAGCCATCAGGTACATCAATTCTTGTTGCATCAAATGATAAAATAAAAGTTAATTATATAATCGCAGTAGGAGAAGAAGTAAGTGGCGTAACTACGGCTAATATGGCATCTGGTTCTTTTAGTGCTTATAACTTCTATCCTCCATTGTTTGCTGATATCCTTGCCACCAATGCAGAAATACCATTAGTCTTATCTGACTATTATAATAACTTACTGATAGAAAACTTTTCAGATGACTGGTTAACGGAACGAAGCGAAGAGATAGGTATTGAATATGGCGATATTTTTTATGCGACATTCTTTAAAGTTACTGCTGGAAGTTACCTTGCTAAGATTGACATAGTTAATCCAGATGAATCAATAGCAGCTACATATAGTGCTTCTATTTCTTTAGCTGGAGAATTTAATTTATTTAACTGCTCGGCTGCGAATATAAATGCTTTCGCTGGAACAACAATAATAACAGAAAATACATATGGCTATAACGTATATCTTACACTTGGAGTTGCGGTTACAAGAAAACTTCGATTTCGACAAAAATGTTACCCTAAGTTTCGCCAGTATAACCTTCACTTCCTCAATCGCTTAGGTGGATGGGATACAATGAAATTCGCCTTAGTCAATCGTAGATCAACTGACTTCCAAAGGTCAGCATATAGAAGAAACGATTGGCAGTTAGTAGGCAATCAAATGCAGAATGTAGATAGTTATAACCGATATAATGAAACGACTTTAAACTATGCCATTCAGCATAAAGATAAGTACCATTTGATTTCAGATTGGGTAAATGAGCAAGATTATGACTGGCTTCAGCAACTTGTTTCATCAAGTATAGTTTATATGGAAGTGCTGGGTGCTTATTTTCCTGTAACTGTTCTATCGAATACATATAGTTATAAGCTAACGGCTGCTGATAAGTTATTCAATTTTGAGATAGATATTGAAGTTGGCAAGTACATAAATTCACAATTCAGATGATTAGTACAGAGATTTATATTGAGAATTACAGGCTTGATTTGGTAGATGACATTTTAACTGAATTTACCTATACCATAGATGATATTCAAGATTTTGGAAATAAGAATACATCTTATAGCAAAACTATAAACCTAACTGGAACGGCTAATAATAACCAAATCTTTGGATTCATTTTTAATCTCAATAGTAGCAATGTTACCGATGATTCTCAACCAAACGTATTAGGTAACTTCAACGCTGCTAAAGCTGCACAATGTAGAATCTTCATTGATAGGATACAGATATTTAAAGGCGTTTTAAGGCTTATGGAGATAGTTCAGAATGGAGATGACATACAATATCAATGTTCAGTATTTGGCGATTTAGGAGGATTTATGAGTCAATTAGGCAATAGTAAAATAGAAGAATTAGATTTCTCTACATACAATCAAGCTTGGAACTACACAAATATTCAAAATAGTTGGAATACAGTTGCTGGTAGTGGGGTGTATTATCCATTAATTGACTACGGAAAGGTATCAACTAACAAGATAGATTTTATATATAGGGCATTTAGACCAGCATTTTACGTTAGGCAATACCTTCAAAAGATATTAACCAATTCTGGCTACACTTGGGATTTTCCATTGCTTACATCTTCAGCATTAATGCAGAGATTAATCATTCCTAATAATCAAACTGGATTAAGTTCTCTTTCTTCCATCCTATTGAAGGCAAAAGCAACAGAAGATACATTTAACTTCACTACTAAAATAAAATTCACTTCAGTAACACTTGGATCGTTTACCTTATCTGGAGGCAGTGATGTATATACATATGGAGGTGCTTCAGCCGTTGTTGGGGATATTAAATTTGACATAAGATTAAAGGTAAATACATATACATCCACAGGACTTAAACGATTTAAGTTATGGAAAGGTGCTACTTTATTAGCTTATCAAGATGTCAATGTGGGAACAGGGGCAAATACATTCTCAATAGTATTAGAGAAAACTAATGTTACAATCAATCCATCTGATACAATTTACATTGAAGTTCCAGCTGACATAACAAATTACACTGTTTTTGAAAGTGCCAAAGGTTATTTAAACATAATTTCTCCTAATCCAACTTATGTAAAGTTAAATTATGGCGATACTATCATAATGAATGATGTAATACCTAAAGGCATATTCCAAAGAGATTTCTTTTTGAGTATATGCAAGATGTTTAACCTATATGTTTATGATGATCCAGTAGATAGCAAGAAATTAATTATTAAACCTTATATAGATTTCTATTCAGGACAACAAGTTGATTGGACTAACAAAATAGATAGGTCAAGGCCAATGAGTATAAAACCTATGAGTGAACTTAATTCACGATACTATCAATTTAAGTATAAGCAAGATAATGACTATTATGCAGAGAATTACAGAAAGAAATATAATGAAGGCTATGGCGATAGGCTATATGATACTGAATTTGATTTTGTTAGTCAAACTTCTTCGACTGAAGTAATTTTTGCATCAAGCATATTATGGCAAAAGACTGGAACTGACAAGATATATCCAGCTATTTATAAGTTGAGCAATACAACTGTTGAGGATAGTATGGATTCAGTTATAAGGATTCTACAAGCACAGAAGATATCAAGCGTAGCAAGTTGGAAGATAACTCAAGATGATGGGACAACTGCTTATTCTACACAGACAAGTTATGGATATGCTGGACATCTATTTTTTAGTGGTGGCATACCTACTGAAGACATCAATTTCGGTTCGCCAAAAGAACTTCAAATAAGCGTTTCAAGTTATCCTACAACTAATCTATTCAATGCTTATTATTCAGACTATATGGCTGAAATAACAGATAAGGATAGTAGGTTATTAACTTGCAATGCACTATTAAATACAGTTGATATTCTTAACCTTGATTTTTCAAAGATAGTTTGGATTGATGGGGTGGCATTTAGATTGAATAAGGTGGATGCATTTAATCCTATGGAATATACAACTACCAAGATAGAATTATTAAAAGCAATAAATACAACATTTTAAATGGCACTAACAGATGGCATAGAAGTACCCTTAGGTAATCTCAAAGCACAGTTAAGAGAAGCACAAAAAGAAGTACAAAACCTTGCCGATAAGTTTGGTGCTACTTCAGAACAGGCTATAAATGCAGCAAAAAAGGCAGCAGAACTAAAAGATAAGATAGGCGATGCTAAGGCATTAACTGAAGCATTTAATCCTGATGCTAAATTTAAAGCATTCTCTCAAACTTTAGGGGCAGTAGCTGGTGGATTTTCAGCAGTTCAAGGGGCAATAGGTTTACTTGGTGGCGATGCAAAAGACTTTGAAAAAACAATGGTCAAGGTGCAGTCAGCAATGGCACTATCTCAAGGATTAAATTCTTTAGGAGAACTTGGAGATGCATTTAAAAATCTAAAATCAACTGCCGTAAGTTCATTTAATGCAATTAAAACGGCTATCGGTTCAACAGGAATAGGATTACTTGTTGTGGCTTTAGGTGCTATCTATGCTTATTGGGATGACATTAAAGAGGCAGTATCTGGTGTAAGTGAAGAACAGAAAAAACTTAACAAGGCAACTAAAGAAAACTTAAAAGCACAGGAAGATAAGATTGATGCTATTGATGGGCAGTCTAATCAGTTAAAACTTCAAGGTAAATCTGAAAAAGATATACTCAAATTAAAGGTAGCACAGACAGATGAGGCGATAAAGGCAGCAGAGGTTAATCTTGTAAATGCTAAGAATACTAAGAATGCACAAGTAGAAGCAGCACAAAGAAATCACGACATCCTACAAGGTATTATAAGAGGATTAACTGCACCAATAACTTTGCTTTTATCTACGATTGATTTAGCTGGTAAAGCATTTGGTAAGAACTTTAATTTGGAACAAAAGTTTTCTGGTGGACTTGCAAACTTATTATTCGATCCAGCAGCCGTTGCAAAGGAAGGAGATGCAACTATTAAAGAAGCTGAAACAAGTCTTAATAAATTAAAGGAAAAAAGGGCTGGTTATCAACTATCATTAAATGGTATTGATGCAAGTGCAGCTAAAGAAGCAGCAGCAAATAGAAAGAAAAATGCTGATGACATAGAAGCAGAAAGAAAAAAGGATGAGGAAAGAGCCAAAGAAATAGCAGATGATAAAGCAAAAAGAGAAGATGACGCATTTAAAGTACAAAGAGATGCCTATATATCTACATTAGATGAGCGTAAAAAGGCTGAATTAAAGATAGAGGATGAATATGAGGCTAAACGTAGTACATTATTAAGAGCAAATATTACTGATTTTTCAGCTATTGAAGAGGAAAAACGACTTGCTTTAGCAAAGATTCAAGAAGATTATGATAAAAAAGAACTTGAGGAAAAAGAGAAAAAAGAACAGGAAAAAGCTGATATAGAAAATAGGTTTATAGATTCTAAACTTGAGTACGAAAAATCAATAGCATTAACTAATAGAGAAAAAGCAGATGCTGAAATAGCAGCACTTGAAGAGGATTATAGAAGGAAACTTGCATTGGCAGAAAAAAATGGAGAAGATACTACATATCTTGAACTTCTAAAAGCTAATAAGATAGCTGATATAAATAAAAATGCTGCTCAAAATGATAAGAAAATTAAAGAAGCTAAATTTGCTGCAGATGTTGATATGGCTGCACAAACATTAAATGTATTAGCTGGTATAGTTGATAAAAATAGTGCAGCAGGAAAGGGAATTGCAGTCGCTCAAGCAGTAATCAATACTTATCAAGCAGCATCAAAAGCATTTGCACAAGGTGGTGTACTTGGGCCAGTACTCGGTGCAGTAACTATCGCAGCAGGTTTACTTAACGTTAAAAAGATTATAAGTACTAAAGTACCTTCAGCAAAAGGATCGGGAACAGTTGGCGATGTTGGAGGTATATCTGCCCCATCAATGTCTGCTTCTGCACCAATAACTGCAACACAACCACAAGCACAGATGACACAACTTGACCAAACTTCTATCAATGCTTTAGGTAATCAGGCAATAAAGGCTTATGTGGTAGAAACGGATATGACAACTAACCAACAAAGAATCAAAGCCATTCAACAGAGAGCAAGATTCGGTTAAATGATAACATTTAAAATTAATAACATTTATATCTATGGAATTACCTATTTACGAATTAATGATAAGTGATGATATGAACGATGACGCAGAAGTTAATTTTGTGGCACTTGTTGATAGACCAGCAGTACAAAGGAATTGGAATGCGTTTAAAGATAAAGTTAACTTTCAGATAATTAGTGAAGATAAAAAGATTATTAGTGGATTACTTATGTTGGCTGATACTCCTATTTTTCGCAGTGATGCTACTAATGGGGACTATTACGTTACATTTAGTAAAGATACTATTTTCAAGATTGCTCAAAGGTTTTTTAAGAAAGGTTATCAGGCGAATGTAAACCTAATGCACGAGGCATCTATGCAGGTAGAAGGTGTTACTATGTTTGAATCATTTATAAGCGATACAAGCAGAGGAATAGCACCAATGAAAGGATTTGAAGATAGTCCTGATGGCAGTTGGTTTGGATCGTTCAAGGTAGACAATGAAGCAGTATGGCAAATGATTAAGGATGGTAAAGTGATGGGATTTAGTGTAGAGGGAATCTTTGAATATACAAGACAAAAGACTAAAGAACAAGCTATGCTTGATAACATAAAAGACATATTATCAGGCTTAAGTGATAAATAATTCTATTAATTCACATTTAAAATAAAAGTATGAACGCACAAGAAGCAATACTAAAAATTAGGGCATTATTTGAAGATGCTCAAGTTCCAGTTGCAGAATCAAAGGCTATGCCTATGGATAAACCAGCTAAGCTTGAAGCTATTGAATATAGCCTTGAGGATGGTACAAAAGTAATGATTGACAAATTAGAAATCGGTGGCATTGTTGCTAATTCCGATGGCAGTCCTGTTGTCGCTGGAGAACTTAAATTGGCAGATGGTACTTCAATTCAGATTGATGACAAAGGTTCAATAATTGAAGTTGCAAGTCCTGCTGAAGATATGCAACCTGAAGAGATGCCAGTAGCTGAAATGAAAAACAAGATGGCTGAATTAGCTGCTGAATTTCAAGCTAAAGTTGACATCCTAAACTTCGAGAAAGAAGAACTACAAAATAAACTTAAGGCTTTAACTGAAAAGACATCACAAGGATTTACTCAAGTATTAAACTTAATCAGTGATATGAGTAAAGTTCCTTCTGCTGATCCTATCGCTAAGCCTAATTCTTTCAAATATCAAGATACTAAAGACTTGAAGTATGAGAGAATGGAGAAATACAGACAAGCAATTTTAAACAATAAAAACTAAATAAAATGGCATTTAACGTTTCTGCATTAGCAGACTACACAATTCAAAATGCAGCGGAACTTGTAACATCTTCAGTTCTCGGTGCAAAAACCGCTAAACTTATCCAGTCAGCTGGTAACGTTATGGTAGGTGTTAAGTCATCAGAATCCATCAACATTATGGATACAGATGCAATTTTCCAAGCTGGTGGTACTTGTGGTTTTAACGCTTCAGGTGCAACTACATTCACTCAAAGAACTGTAACAGTTGGAAAGATTAAAGTTCACGAAGCTATTTGTCCTAAAGATTTAGAAGCTAAATATCTTCAACAATCATTAGCAATAGGCAGTCGTTATGATGGAATTCCTTTCGAGCAAATGTATAGTGAAAAGAAAGCTGCTACAATCGCTAAACAACTTGAAGAAAGTTTATGGCAAGGAGATACAGCTTCAGTTAATGTAAACCTTAACAAGTTTGATGGTTTAGTTAAATTGATTGGTGCTGCATCTGGTGTAATTGCTGCTAACACTTCAACTTATATCTCTGGTGCGCCATTATCTTCAATTACAACTGCTAACGTAGTATCTGTATTTGATGGTATCTATCAAGCAATTCCAGCTAAAGTTGTAGCTGCTGATGATATGACTATTTTCTGTGGTCAAGATGTTTTCAGACAATACACAATAGCTTTAAAGAATAGCAATGCTTTCCATTATCAAATTGATGTTAAGGCTGATGCTGAATTCTATCTTCCTGGTACTTCAATCAAAGTTATTGCGGTTGGTGGATTGAACGGAACTGGTAAACTTTATGCACTTCGCTTGAGCAATATGTATCTCGGCACGGATCTTTTATCGGAAGAAGAGAGATTCGAGGTGTTCTTCGCCAAAGAATCTGATCAAATTAGATTTGTAAGTGAATTCAAAATGGGTATAAACATTGCATTCCCTGATGAAATTGTGAAATTCATCTTAGCTTAAATTAATATAGGAAGGGATTAAGTTCCCTTCCTAATTTTTAAAATTATAAATATACAATTATGGCGGCTTGTGCGTTGACCTCGAATTATGTCATTGACTGCAAGGATTCATTAGGAGGGCTTACAGAAGTCTACTTTATGGAATTTGGAAACTTGACATCTTACACAGAAGCGAGTGGTGTGATTACTGCTCTTGTAAAAGCTACTGGTAAGAAATTTTATAAATACGAATTAGTTAGAGGTACTTCAATGTTTACTGAAAATATCAATGCTTCAGTAGAAAACGGAAGCGTTTTTTATCAGCAAGAATTGACTATCATTCTTAACAAGTTACAAGTAGCTACAAGAAATGAGATTTTGCTTCTTGCAAAGAATCGTCTTGTTGCCGTAGCTAAAGATAATAATAGTAAATATTGGATACTTGGAATTACAAAAGCCTTAGATATTACTGCTGGTAGTGGTGCTTCTGGTACTGCTGAAGGCGATAGAAGCGGTTATACTTTGACCTTTACAGGCAAAGAGGCTGCACTTGCTCAAGAAGTAGGTTCTGCCATCGCTGCTGCTCTTCAGACTGCTGGATAACTGATAAGTCGTATTACGCAACTTTGCCTCACTTCGGTGGGGCATTTTTGTTAATAGTCATTACTAATCGCATTTATATTAGTATGATTAATTTGACTAAGGCAGCTACGCAAAATATATATTTAACATTAACTGAAATGCAGTTATTGACTGCACCTAATTATCTATTTAGATTTATCAATAGATCATCAAACGAAGAGGTCAAATTTGTGTTATTGAATGCAACAGATACAAGCCTATTTAAAGATAGATACAATAAGTTTAGCATAGTTACAGATACTTACTTCTCATCCAGCGTTAACGGAATGTATGTTTATGAGGTATATGAGGAAGCTGGAACAGGAACAAATATAACAGGACTTAATCTACTTGAGAGTGGTATAATGATGCTTAATAGTCCATCTACTATCTTTACAAATTATACGACTACGGATACTTATAAAATCAGACAATGAATATACAGTTAATACAATTTGCTGAAGCTAAACAACCGCAATACGCTGAAAAGAAAGGCGAAGGATATATTCAGTATGGGGAAAGAAACGACTATCCTCAATACTTGATTGAACTATTTAACAAGTCAGCTAAGCATAATGCAATCGTAAAAAGTAAAGTTCACTATATATGTGGTAACGGATGGACTGGATCGAGTGAGCAATTCATTCAGCATATTAACAGAACGGAAACCTTAAATGATATTACTACTAAGATATCTTTAGATATTGAATTATTTGGCGGTGCATTTTTAGAAATCATTTGGGGAATGGATGGTAAAGTTAGTGAGGTGTGGCATTGTGATTATAGCAAGTTTAGAACAAATAAGGATAATAGTCAGTTTTGGTACAAAGAAGATTGGAATGATAAGAAGGAAAAAGCTGAAATCTATTTGGCTTTCAATCCACAACTACCAGAAGGTAAGCAGATACTCTATGTAAAGGAATACAGGCCTAATGTAGGCAGTTATGCATTGCCTTCATACTTTGGGGCATTAAACTATATAGAATCAGATATTGAGGTATCTAAGCACGTTTTAGGTAATGCTAAAACAGGCTTCTCGGCAAGTAAACTTATAACTTTACCTAATGGAGAGCCAAGTCCTGAAGAACAAAGGGTAGTTCACAATAAGTTTAAGAATACATATACCGGTGCTGATGGTATTAAGTATATGTTAGCATTCGTTAATGATGCATCAAGAAAGCCTATTGTAGATGATTTAGGTACTTCAGATTTAACTAAAGAAGATTTTGCAAGGGTAGATAGCTTAATTCAAGTTAACATCTTTAGTGGTCATCAAA